GCTCGACTGCTTAAAGTGCAGTCATACTTATGTTATTCTAATTATTGAGTGTGTTTTATAATTAAACATCCTCTCCTTGGGGAAGTGTGGATAAGTCTATATTTCCTTCCGTGAGGGGGTTTATTCCTTCAGCTCCAAGACCTGCGTTCTGAGCCAGTTCTGCTGCTGCTGTGGAAGCTCCTTGTGCAGCTAGGGCTTGTGTGGCTTGTAGGTCTGTTGTGGGACCTTGCTGTGATGCTTTCATTATAAGACCTTGTGCGTCTTCCATGTACTGACGTAAAAGCTCTAAACGATCCTCGTCTGCGCCTTGCATACGATACATTAAATAGGCTTGTTGGACTTTACGAACTGCGTTTTCTAGGTTTTGATATGGTTCAGGGGATATGTAGGTTCCTTTGTCCATCATTACTTCTATTACGCGATCTAGGTTTTGTGCGTCTGCGTTTAGCATGTTGTTTGCGGCTTCGAGGTCGGGAAAGTCCAATAACTTAAGCCCGTCTTCTTTTCCAATGAATCCTGCTTCCATTAGTTCTTGCACGTCTTGGAGACGACCTGCTGGAGTTTGGGATAATGAGGAGGCTGGGAAAATGTCTAGCATGTATTTGTCTTCTTCCATGTCTACTTCTGACCACTTTATAGTTTCTATAAACTTTGATCCTTTTGCTTTAATTTTAAGTTCTTTATTTGATTTATAAAGATCTCTAGCAATGTCGATCATAAGTTCTGCTGCTTCTATGAAACCGTTTTCATAACGGCGAGCAACTGATAGGAAGCGTTCTGATTCAATAGCGCTGTACTCTCTTAGAGCTTTTCCAGAATCAAGTCCGGCTGGTTTTTGAGATTGAGCGCTTAATTGAGATATGCCTGATATTTCATACGCACGAGCATATAGTCTGTCTAAGTGTGAGAATAGGTCAGGTGGGATAGTGCCTAGTTGGGCATAAGAGGGCGGTGTGCCGGCGTACTTTATAATCCCGCCTATTTTATTATTTAAGTGGGCTGTTACGATCTTTGATGATGCTTCTACTAGAAGTTTTGGTACGGAGACTAAGTGCATTGATACTTGAATTGTACGTAGGATTTTGTTTATTTCTAATTGAAGTCCTACAAGTTGCTCTGCTAGTCCTTGACCGAAAAAGCCTACTGGACGTTCTCCCCAACGAAAGAATACGAACGGGAAGTATGATTTTGTATAAGGCTCATCTAGAAGTGTTAGTTCATTTATTGTTATGGCGTGCTTTCCATCTTTTCCATTTTTTGTGCTTGGGATGCGCCATGATTCTGTTACTTTTATCATTTCTCTATTACGAAGTTCTGCGGTAGATCCGGGGTAGTTGTCTTGGGCAGAACTTGCTTGTTCTATTAGGTTTGCTTTTTTTGGAAACATGCCCATAAGCACGTCTTTGTGTATGTGTTTTACTTGGTGTAGTTGACGAGGCTTTGAGTAGAAAGCTTCTGTGTCGTCTACTTTTATTTCTTCAATAAAAACACGTTCACATTGAATTTCTCCATTTGCTGTGAATATTTTTACTGCTCCTGTTCCAAATATACAACCGTCTAGGAATGCTTTGGAAGCTTTTTCATAGAAGTTTGTTGATCCAAATATACCATCTACGAACTTAGTTAGTTTTTTTGCTTTTTGTTGTAGTGTGAAGTTACCGCCTTCTGTGAGGAAGTTTGGACGTGGTTTGTTTTTAGTTATTTTAGAAACTACTGTGTCTATCATTGATTGAACAATGTTTAGAGTAACGCGGTGGGATGTGTTGTAGGCTACGTTGGTTTTGTTGTATGAATAAGCGTCAAGACCTGATATTTCATAGTTTCCATAAAGTTTTGCGTGCTTTAGGTTGTCTGAGGAGCGGTATGATTGTTGCTTATCTGTGTAGGACACAAAGGCTGTTACGTTTTGAGCTAAGTCGTTGTTTTTGGATAACCACCACTTATCTTTATTTAATCCGTCTGCGTTCATTTTAAGTCCTTATTTGGGTTTATTAGTTTGATGACCAGTGTAGAAGTTCTTCGTCTTCATCTTCTAATTCTTGCTTGGCTGTGTCTATGAGAGTTTCATCATATGCGCTTGATACTTTTTCTTCCATTTGCTGTTCATTTAATTGCTCTATAAATGCCATTTCAGATAGTTCAAACCCGCTGGTGCCCTCTTTAAAGCTTTTTACGTGGTTCTTTTTACACCATACTATGAATGATTTAAGCTCTTCTACATTTTTAAACATATGTACTCCTTTATTGAATGATTATTATAATATTACTCATATATGTCTAGAATTGAGTCTAATTCATCCATATCTTGTTCAAATTGCTCTTCCATGGCGAATCCAGATGGATCTTTTAGTTGTTGTTCCATACGTTGTGCTTCTTCTTTTTCCATTTGCTCCATGTACTCATTTGTGGCTTTCATAGGCTGTGTGGCGGGTTTTTCGCTTAGGTAGTGGCGACACTCTCTCCATGCGTATAAAACGGCGTCGTTTATGTCTGAGTGGTATGTGTCTGATACTTTTGGTTTTTCAGGATTACGTATCATGCTATCTTTGTCCCATGTTACTAACATGCAGTCTTCCTCGAAAATTGATTTTTCAGGAGCTTGAAATCGTCCAGTTCTTAGATCATCATTTAATAACTCAATGAATTCAACTTTTCTATTTTTATCGGCTGCGTCCATATGGATGTTGTGACGTATACGTATTTCTTCTTGGATTTTTTTACCTAGTGCGCCAGCGTCCATTACAATCTTTATGGGGTTCCATAAATCTTTCATTTCTTGAACTGCTTTTACTAATTGAGTTATGTTTTGTTTTGATTTTACGTACTCGTCTACTAGGTATACTTTTTTAGTGTGTGAGTTGTAGCCTAACATGGCTAGTGCGTCTGAGTCGTTGTAGCCTATGTCTACTCCCATTATATAAGTCCATTCTCCAGTGTTAGGAAGTTCTGAATAAATGTTTTTTGACTTGTTAAACTTAAACACAAGCGCGTCTGTGTCTTCGACCCATTTTCCGTATGTTTCACGAATGTAAGAGGGATCATTAACATCAATTCCTCTCATAACACGTTCTTCGGCTAGAGTTTCCTCTAAATCATTTCCTTCTTCAAGATTATGCATATGAGGGTTGTCGAAGGCTGTCCAGTGGTGTGCGTCCCAGTTGGGGGATTGAGTATACTCATAAAAGACTCCCGCTAGTACTGGTCCGGGTGTTCCAGTTAGGTATAACTCTCCCTTTAGATCTCTTAGGGCTGGAATAATAACATCGTTTATTAGTTCTTTAATGTAGGATCGGAATGATTGAGCTTCATCAATGTAACATTTCTTTAATTTCCAACCCCTGTACTTTTCAATCTCCATTCTATCTTTAGCACCAGCAATGTATATTGTTGATTTAGTTTTTGGAAATTTTACAGTTAGTCTGGAATTATCTACTTTACAGTCTATTTGATATTCTTCAATTAGGTTAATTATATCTCCCCAAATAATTGCACGAGCAGCTTGTTGGGTTACAGTTATGTAGAGTAGGTTTACTCCATGTTCAGATTGAGCAGTGTCGATCATGTCTGCTGCTATTCCAACGGTCTTTCCCGCACGACGAGAACATACTGCGTTTTTGAATCTTTTTTTGGATTCACGAAAGAATTTGTATTGTGCTGGAAATGTGAAATTTTTAAAGTCAAATACAGGCTTATCAATAACTTGTTTACGTTTTTGAAGTTCAATTAATAATGCCTGTTTTGATATTGGAATACTCATTCTTATTTAGGTCTACTAAGTGTATCTCTTTGAGCTGCGCTTATAGTGGCTGCGGCTTTTTTAGCTTCTTGTGTTTCTTTTTCAGCCTGTACTTTTACGGGAGATTTTAAGTATATGCATGAAACGTTCGTTAGTGGGACTATGATGTGATCTTTGGCATTGCGGACTTCAATAGCACTTATGTCCGTGCGTAGAGTTATTGAGCAAATTTCTTTATTTGCTACTGCGCGAGTGGAGAAGAATGTTTCATTTTTTTTATTAAAACTT